AAAAGCCCTGCTGGTGCAGGGAATATTTCTTATTGAAAAAAAACACGATTTTTTTCCAAATCAAAAATAATATGGAAAAAAACAGCGAGAATTTGCCACATTCTCGCTGTTTTTATTAGCACACTTTATCTACATCGTTCCAGTCATCAGGATCAAGTTTCAGCGACTGAATGTTCTTCAGCTGGAAACTCACTTCTACCCCGAAGAGCCTGCTTATATCCAGTTCCACAGGGCGGACTTCTATGCTGTTTTTCACAAATGCGCCGTAGAGGAAGTGCTCTGGTCTATTGGCATCAAAGCGCATTCGTGATGCTACTTTTAGAGCCAGTTTTTCCGCCTTGTCTATTGCCTCGTATTGTTTTTCGTAGTCATCTGCTGGAGCGTCCAGAAGAATAGCGAAACTCAAATTTCGCACCGCTGATGAAGTCGCCATCTGCTCCCCTTCAATCCCAAAATTATAGTTAAAAAGAGCCAAGCACGGAAACTGAATTCCTCTGGAACTCTGCTCCTTGTTTCTTAATTCTCTCGAAAAATAACCAATAAAATCCTCCAAGAATTCAGATTTTTCCACGATTTGGTTAAAGTAATTCTTTAACTCTAAATAAGATGTTCCTCTCATTATGTTTTATTTTTCAGTTTATGAATTTTATTACTTTCCAAAAATGCATTCATGAAATCATACAACAGAGTCCTCTGGCACTCGTGCAGGTTCCCCAGCAGGCGGAGTTCATCTGCTGCCATCATTACTACAATCTGGGAAAATGGAGTGAATTTTTTCTTGACAGCAAATACAGGCTGATCTTCTGAGCGTGGCGTGTCGCTCTTGAAAATGCTCGGATACACCTTGGCAATATACATCCTCACCGACCCGAAGATAAAGCCAATCCGCTCGGCTTCCTTTACATCTATTTTGTCTGTAATTTCAGCAACTTTCGGAAGCAGGTTTTTATCAAATTTCGGTTCTCTGCTTTCGGTCTTCGGGTCCAGCCGATATAATGCCGCCACCAGCTGGCGGAGATACACCTCCTTTTTCTCCGTCTGGTAACGATAGAACAAGGTATCGCAGACAGAAAACTGCTCTATGGTAATATCCCCCATTCTCACAGCAGGTTTTACCAAGCCTTTGATTTCTGGGAAATGATGCAGTTTCGGCTCTTCTGATATGAATTTAAGAGCTGGAGCAAAATTGGAAATCGGTATATTTTTCAAAATCCTCCGCATCTTGATACGCTCCCAAATACTTTCTTTTTTCATCAAAAGAATCTGCACTATCTGCATATACTGCTCGGTAAAATCTTCCGTATCAGTATGGCTGATGATATGGATAATCTCTCTTTGCTGGTAATCCGTAAGCTCCTCCCAGCAGTCTGGAACGCTGATTTGATTCATTTTTCACTAAAATTTTTCCCACTGGAAATGCATCCAGTCGTAATTTTTTTCCCTTCCGAGCGAAATAAAGCCGTGTTTGTAAAAAATATCAATCATTGCTTTGTATTCTGGTCGGGCAAAACGGGCTGTTCTTGCTGTTTCTTTCAGCTGATTTCTTTCAGGGTCAAGGTCAATGGCAAGTCCCCAGGAATGCACTGAAAACTCACTTCCCCCACGCATTTTTCGGAAATTAAAACAGCCTCCGAAAATATCTATGCCCAATTCTCTGATTTTATCTGGTCCGTAATGTTTCAGAATATCAGAAAATACGGCTTTCAAAGGCTCTGCTATTTCCTTATGACAGGTTATTTTTCTTACTATTTGGTTTTTGTCCCAAGCCAACCGCATAGGATACGGCAGATCTATGGTTACCAAATAACCAGCCCCCGCAGGATTGGGAACCCCGAATCTGTTTCTAAAATGGGATACTGTTTTCATATTTACGGATTTTGGTTTTGTTCTTCTTTTCTTTTTCTTTCGGTTTCTTCGGCATCTCTGCGGACTTTCTCTTTAATGGACTTATGAAGCTGCCAGCCTTTGGTCAGCACAAAACCAATCCCAATTCCAATGAAAATAAGCCCTAAGGCATCAAATGTACTCATGTTCTAATTTTTTAAGGTTAAAATATCTTGTTTCTCAAAAATTCCCAACATAGACCTCCCGCAGCAAATATTACGAAATAAACCCACCAGCTCTCCCTCCGTTCAGTTTGTTTAGATTTGGTTTCTGTTTTTGCTTTAGTCTGGGTTTCTTTTTCTTTATCGGTACTAACTGTAACAGTATCTGTTTTGTAGGTATCAGTTTTTTTGTTTGATAAATCCTTCTTATTATTAAAATCCAGTTTTCCTGTGGTCTTTCCCTTGACTTCTTTGCCATTATAAAAAAAGGAAAATTCCGCAGGTGTATTCCCGATCGGAGTAATACTAAAACCAGAATCCATACTGATACTGCTATATTCCTCGTGTTCCCTAGTTTGGGAAATTCCCGTGGAATCTTTTTTCTCTCTTTCAGCTTCGTGAATGCTGATTTCTGACTTCTCTTTTTCTAGGACTGCCTTTCGGCTCCCACAGCTTACCATGGACAATAGCAGACAAGCAAGCAGGAGCCAGAATCCTATTCTGTGGCTGATTTTACTTTTCATCTTTTTTGCTTTTTAAATCGTCAATATCTCCACTATTGTGGAAGTTTTTTATTTTATCCAAAAGTCCGCTCGGCGGGAATCTTCCCCCTGTAACAACCGACATGTTCGTAAGTGCAGTAGCGCCAGGATAGAGAATAACCATGAGCTGAACCAATACGCTGAAATAACTCTTGAAAAATTCTATCGGTTCCAAAACCTTATTGATAACAGACAAAATGATAAATCCCATTGAAATAATAGATAATTTAGTAATCAATTCTTTGAGATTTCCTTTGAATGTGAAATCCTTAAGAATTATCAAGTGAACATAACTATCTAAAATATGGTCTATCGCTAAAACCACACACAAGCAGAACAGGAAAAACTCACTTTCTACATACCATCCACTAATTCGCTCCGTGAGAGTCAGTGCTGCCGCTGGCGCTAGTGACAACTGTGCTGATGCCAAGAACTTCTGCGAAAAACTCCCTTTGTATAACAACACCAGGTTGTCCACAATAAATTCTTTTATATTCATATTTAAAACTCTTTTATGCTTTTTTTACAGTGATTTTTGTCTATCGTGTCAAGAATGAATACCAGCACTTTGCCAGCAAATGAAAGCGTGTTATCCCTTTGGTTTTTGCCCAAAACAGAGCTGATAGTTTCCTCCATGTTTCCAAATTTATAGCCTTCTTTTTTCTTTAAAGTCAAGTTGAAAAGAGTTCGGAACTCAGAGTTTCCGAAGCGGTCTAAATTGACCGCTGAACTTTTGAAATAGCCTAAATCCTTGAATTTAAGACCAACTATAAAAAAATTGAGAAACGAAATCGGAAGAAACAGCGCCCACGCCAATAGGAACAACACCAATCCAACTAAAAAATTCACTATCTCTTTCATATCTTATTCTCTTACAATAGACCAATCGGCTGCTTCCGTTTGATATCTTCCTTTTCCTTTTACCCCAAGTAATCCCTGTTTGCATTCTTGAATTGTCACTACATAAAGTCCCTGTCTGAATAACTCATTGATATAGTCTGTTTCTGATTCAAATTGACTCTTGTTAATTTTTAAAACTTGAGCCAAAGCATTTAACTGCTCGTAGCCAAATGACAAGTCTTCCCTTACAATAGAGCCTATCTCTCTCTGAATTATTACATCTCTCATTTCTACGCTTCCGTCTTCTTGAGCAAATGGCTGCCTTTCGCTAACTTCTTTATAACAGCTGTCGGTAATAACCAGGTTGTATTTCCTTTCCTTTGGTAGATTGGTAATACTGTCTATGGTCATTTTGATAAACCCTATCTTCGCTCCTCCGAAGAAAAACTCTTTGTTAGTTTTTACTGAAATACAATGCATGATTTTATTTTTTATTGATTATTTTAAAATTGCTCGTAAATACACTTTTGCAATATTTTTTCCATTTGTAATACTGCTATGAAAAGGAATGCCTTTTTTACCACTGGAAAGCATTACCGATTTTGCCCCCTGTAATGCCACACTTGTTCCGTCTGAAAAAATAAAATGAAGGTCAAGAATCGCTATGATAGAATCCAAGTTAGGGATATTGTATATAGCCCTGTCATTAGACCCATTTTCTTCTCCAATAAGTGTCAGGTCATTATGGCTGAATACATTATCAATTTTTGAAGCTGAAACAGTTACCATTATTTCATCGGTATTCGGGCGCCAGTCGGTAGCCTTCGTGCCATGTTCTATTTTTAACTTTCTGATATCCAAAGGCACATTTGGAGTAGTCATAGACAACAAGAAAAATTCGCTATCTGTGGCTTTTTCCAGTTTTATCCTTGTCCATTTATTTGGTGGAACACTTTTGTTCCAAATCATTACAGCTCCAGAGTGTGAGTGCCGAACATCAATGGATTTGGAGTAAAAACCATCATTAGAACCTTCTATTCTAAACCCATACAGAGAAACAGCCTTTCCACTGGCTGGAGTAACTCTTGTAAACTTTCCTGTTGCATCTTCCATAACCACAGAAGTTCCTGTTCCTGTATCATTAGCACCAAGCATAGGAGTTAGAGTGTTTTTCACTAAATTTTCCCCACCTATTATCACATCATTCAGCATTTTTGTGACTTCTGCTTTGGATATATCAGCTGTTCCTCCTCCGCTGGATGCTGGAATAAATGGTTTTATTGCTTCATAAAACTTGTCAGCTTCAATATTAGAAGCATCTATACTTGCCTTGTATTGAATTACACTATGCATATTCCCAATTGTTCCGCCATCCGCCTTTCTATCTAATTCAATAAAAGTTTTTTCAAAACACTTTCGGAGGTTTTCTTCTGTAATTTCTCCGTTGTTATTATCAGGTAGAAGCTTATTGATTTCTTCTAATGTTGTTAAATTGCTCATAGTCCTTTATATTCTAAATCCTTTATTAAATCCTTTAGAGAACCCTCCTACTTGTTTTTTCTTTTCCTCCTCTCCTATTTCAGCGATGCTTCCTGCATATTCATACAGCCCTGTATTGGCTGAGAAAGTGAAATTTACCATATTATCCTCTTCGAATTTCTTCCCAGAAGTAGCATCTCCACTGGTAAGGTATGCAGCATTCCTAAGATTCCCCAGAACCCAAACTCTGCCGTTACTATCCGAGACAAAAAACACCAGCCCAGAATTTCCCGTCTGGGAAAGAAAACCAAGGTTTCTAGGCGTCATTCCTGTCAGCTGAAACGAAAGCTCGCTCATCTGCTTCCATCTCTTTGCACTGCCAGTGACCTTCTCCGATAGAGAACCTTGGTCTAGATAAACATCCACAGCCTTTAGACTTTTTCCGTGTTTGAGTAAAATATTTCCTTTAGAAATTATCCTGCTGTCTTCGTAGCCCTCCGCTTCGGGAAGAACTATTTTCGCAAAGTCCCAAACAGAAGCATAGTAGAGCCTCACCAAAATACCTCCAAACACCTCTGTGCTTGGGCAATAATGCAAATTTTCTGTATGTATTTCTGTAATCACAAAAACAAAAATAGCACCCCGCAGGGTGCTAAAAAAAGACAAGATATTACAAGAAAAGACCTCCTTTTTTTGCGATGATAGGGACTTTTAGCTGAGAGTCCTCGGCATTCCAGCAAGGGAAATTGTCCTTGTTCTTGTTCAGATAGTCCCAAATTTGTGTAAGATACCTTTCGCTTCCCCTCAGATGACCTTCCTGGAATCTTATTTTTTCCTCATCTGTAAGCACTACAGACTTTTGCCACGGCAATTCCTCATACTGCACCACGATGCCTGTGCTGGTAAATAGATAGCCCTGCTCTGCTGTGGCATCTGCTTTTGATTTATCAATACAGTATTTTTTTATTAAATTTTTCAGCACATCATCGCCCAGAAGAACATCTGCTTCACAAGGTTTCATTTTGGAAAGAAACTCATCCAAAGCTCCACGCATCAAATCTGAAAGCATCAAATAAACCTCTGGAGAAATTTCTCCGAAATAATATCTCGTTTCAGAAAATGGCAGTAGAGAAAAACTTCTCTTGAAAAAAGAAATATTTTGTTTTCCTTCTAAAATATTTAGAGCTTTTTCTAAATAAAAATCTGCCTTTCTGAGCCAATTCAAAGCCAAGTCACGAACATCCCACCAGCTGGCATTCTTGGTCGTTCCCTGCTCATATTGGTTGATTCCATAGTTACTCAAATGAACCTTTATCCTCGGAAGCGATAAAACAAAGCTGTAATGAAGCCCTGCTATTACCAGATAATTATAAGCCACTGGACTTGAACTCTTCAGTTCCTCAAAAACATTTTTGTCTACCAAGGAGAAAATCTTTCTCTCAAATCCATACTGCTGGTCTATCAATTCAAAATCAAAATTCTTCGGAAAGCTCACCAGCTCTCTGGCTTTCTGCTCTGTTATTTTTTCCATTGTTACTATATTTTCCGCACTGATTACGAAACTTTTACTTTTGGTAATTTAATTCTTAACTGCCACTTGTCCATTTGGGTTTTTGTCCAAAGTTGTCAGATTGATGTTCGGGAATTTTGCCACGAGGTCTTTGTTCCAGTTATTCCATTTCTGAATTAGTCTAAAAACCCAAAGCGTTCGGGCGTGTTTTCTCGGAAGTCTTGCACAAAGTATCGTCCATGCCTCCCGCTTATCAGAACCAGAACCGCTCAAGTTTTTTCCACCAGGAACACCTGCACCCAATAGGGCTGGATCTACCCCCATAGAGAACAAAATCTCCGAGTTTCCTGCGCTGGCATCGGGCAGAAAATCACCGCCAGCCTGTGTCTGCTTGATTTCCTCAATCTGAATTCCCTTTATCAGCTCTCCCGAGTTTTTGTCCCTAAAAAATGGAGAAATCAAACTTTTTCCGCTTCCTTTATTCCCCGTCATCTCTTTGTCTATGCTGTTTACCAGCTCTTCTCGGTATCTATTTTTCAGCTCACTGTCGAACTTCGCCCACTCATCCTTTCCATATCTATGAATGAAGAAATCATCAGCGATATGAATCATATATTTAAAGTTAAACTGCTGCTCAAACATTCGTTTTTTCAGCTCTGGAACGGACAGAACTACATCCATCCAGCCGTTTTTGAACGAAGAATGCCAGCCGACCGATGGATAAACTTTCTCTATCATCAAGGTATTGACAATAGGAACAATGAATTTGCTGATTTTCTTCGCCTTGCAGTAGTCCTTGATTTCCTGCATGGACAAATTCTGCCCGAAGCATCGCACCTTTATGGTATCTTTTTCGTTAAAATCCGTTTCGCCCCAAGCAGAATTGATGTAGATATTTTCTATCATGCCGTTTTTTGGCTTTTCAAACCTGCAGAACCCCGCCTGCTGTCTTGATACGGATATAATTTCTTCTCCGTTTGGACTCAGCAGAAATTCTGGGAAAGCAATACCAAAACACTCAAAATCCGCCACCAAATCGCTCAACACTAATTCAAACTGCGTTCTATCAAAAAAATCATAGATATTCGGCTCACTGCTTGGGATTTTTTCCTTAAACTCTGCATCGCCCTCGGTTTCCACTAATTCAAAAACCTTCAGCCCCAGCCCATAATGAGCCGAAGTAAGCACCTCCAATCCGCCCAAAGCAGCGCCCACCATCGCCACCTTTTCCATCAGGCGTTTAGGATATTGGTTATCATCGCCCCAGTTGCACCAGTTATTGGAATCCGTAGCCGATGCGTTTATTTTCGCAACACTGTGAGGCTCAGCGCTGGCACCTTTGGCAGCACCACTGAAACTCACCACAGAATTACCCCCTACTATATAGGTATCATTGTCTATTTTCTGCATTTTTATTTATTTTTTTATTAAAAAACCACCTTTTTGCCGTTAAATTCCTCGATGAAAATAATATGTATTTTCTTTATTTCGCCGTTTTTTAGTTTGATATTCCTGGTGCGATTTTCCCAGTGGTTAGGATTTTTAAAGGGCGTTTCATCCGCCAGCCTTACCGCCCCTTTTTTCGCAGGAGGACGAAGCAGAACCGCCTCCTCGTAACTTATCAATTTTCCCCCCGTTTTATTTTGCAGGTTAAAACTTCTAATTTTTAAAGAAAAAGGGACAGGATTTTTGCGGGCGTCTACTTTTTTCATTTCCGTGAGAACATCAGATAAAAACAGCGTTTTTTCCATACCGCAAATATCAAACAACACCCCGAGAGTATAAAAGACACACTAAAAAACACCAAAAAACAAGGCTCTTTCTCAAAATTTTGAAACTAATCATTTGTTTATCAAATTATTAACCGATGAAATTTTTATTTTTTTCTCAAAGTGTGCGAATTAACCCACGAGCCGCCTTAGTTTTTTCTACAATTGCAGTTTTATTTTTTACCGAAATATGAAAGGGACTTCCCCGAAATGCTGGAAAGCCAAAAACAAAAAAATCCCCTCGGAATGAGGAGACCCTGTAGCTTTTAAATGTTGGTAATAATAAAGGAATCAGAGTAATCGTAATCCAAAAGATAACCGAACTGCCAAAACAAACAGTAATCCAGTGTATCCGAAAAGTGAGTAGCGTGTTCCTGTGGGATTGTACTGCTTCGCTCCGAGGATTTGTCTTTCTTAAAAGCATCATCACTTGTCAGCGGTGCATTCTCCATTGATATTATCAAGTTTGGACACTGGTTTTCATTTATCCTAACAATAGGAAGCCGAGGATTCTGCTCGGAAAGAATTTCGTTAATCAATCTGAATTTCTGTATATGCTCGGGATTATTCGTGTTCGGTGTCTGGTTAATCACTATCCAGCCAGCCGAACGGAGCGCATTCTCTACATCTTCTGCCAATGTAGTCTTGGAATTTGCCTCAGACTTGTAACCAGAGCGGTCATGATACAGATGCACTACATTACAGCTGGATTGGTGGTGTTTATAGTAGTCGATGAACTGCTTAACCATATCGGAAAGTTTATCAGGGTTCTTCGCAAAGAACTCCTTGATGAATCTTATCTCTCCTTGGCTTTCTAAATGCTGCGACACTGTCCCACAGTTAATTCTTCCCCCGAAATCCAAATTGAATTGAAGTGGAACACCACGCACCAGGTCAGTGTCATACTTACTGCTCGGCACATAGTTTTCTGTCAAATCCCCCAAAGCATCAATATCGTATTTATACTTATAATAATTCTTCTTGCTGAGCTGTGCATAGAAACCATCTGCTATCTTCCCAGGGCGGATGTTCAGTATCTCAGCTTCAAACATAGTCTTTGAAAGCGCCTCTCTTCTCATCTTCTCTATCCAGCCAGACTCTAGGTTGTGGATATTTACTTTCGAAGATGCTTTAATAAAGGTATACTCTTTTGGGTTTTCCATTGCCATTTTCTCCCTATTAGTGAACCATTCCCCTTTCTTGGTCATCGCCACAGAAGAAACGAATATCTCGGCATGAAGCATAGATTTACCTTTGAATATTTCCTTCTTGGCTCTATTCGTCGTCAAAACATTATTGAATAATCGGTCATAAGTCAGCAATGCTGCCTCATCTCCTATAATCCAGTAGGAGTTAAGCCCCCTTCCTGAATTGGGATTGTCCAGCGAAACCATTATCGCAATGGCGCCATTTCTGAAATGAATTACATTATTCCAGCTGTCGGGCGCTTGGAATGGTCGCTCGAAACCCATAGATACCCCGCTCCTGCCTACTACATAATCATACCCCTCCCATAGTCCGAACATCTCTAGTCCCTCCTTGGTAGATGGCAGGGTTCTGGTCTTTATCTGCACAAAAGATTCCCCCACAATCACACCTGTAGAGCGTGGCATCTGCCTCACGGCTTCCTTTAAGAACCACCCCAATACAGTAGACTTACCCGACCCCCTCGCCGCTTCTATTGTGATATAAGGAATTTTATATCGATGGTTTGCCAGAACAGCCGCCATCTGCATAGGATTGAGCAGAATCTCTTTCTGTGGTTTTATCAAATTACTAATCTCTCTATTCATCATCATCTTCGTTTTCTTCTACTTCCCTAAATTCTGCATCCTCGATTTCTAAATTATTAAAATCTACCACACCATATGCAAACTCCTTATCCATCATTTTATAAATTCTTCTCGGCATTCTGATGTTATACTCATGCGCCTGTATCTTATTAGGGTCTATCTGGTTTTCGTTTTCATCAAAATTAAATAGCTCCCTGTATTCTTTCAGTGCCTTAACTGCAAGGTCTCCATTGCCAGCCTTTACAGCCTTCTGGTATTCGTTCCAGAAAGCCTCTTTCAGCACCTGCCGTTCCGCTGCCAATGTAGTAGCATCCAGCTCGCCAAAAATCTGCATGGACATATTATACTCACGATACGCCGAAGCCTGAGAAATCCCGTGGTCTCTCATCAGTATCTGAATTACTTGATAAGTAGAGTATTTGTTGTTCAATCTCAGTGACCATGCGTGGCTCATCCGCTTTTTCTTCTCTGCCTCACGCTCGGTCAGTTCCACTGAACTCTCATCTAGGTAACTCGCCTTTATACGCTGAAAACTGCTGTCTTTCTTGAATTTTGACAATTCCATGCCTCAAAGATAATTTTTAGGATTTTTTCTGTAAAAGACACAAAAAA